TCCAATTCTAGAACAAATTCGTCGTCTTTATTTTTTAATAGAGATGTCAAGTCTAAGGTATTAAAGATAATATTAATAAACATTAAAATTAATCTTGACCTTCTTTCTTGCAAAATCGAATTTCGGCTTGAATCCGGGAGACTTATCCATCTTGATAGATGAATCTAAATATTGGCCATCGAATTTTACAAAATCTGAATCCGTTGCGTATTTTGGGTTATGGATATCTTTTATAAAGTCTAAGACTTTCAAAGGATTATCTATAGCGTCTAATCGCAATTTATCAATTTTATAAAAGACTAGGCTTTTATAAAGACCTTCAACCTGTTTAAGGTCGGCTACCAGACCCTCTACTGTAAGATCAACAAACTTTTTTGTATTAAAAAAATCTATTTCTAGATTATTATAATCATCAAGATACGAAGATCTAAAGTACAAGGTCTTTAAACGAAAATTCCCATCCGAAAGGTCTACATCTAGACCTTGGCGTAAGTGTTTTAGATTTAAATATGATTCCCCCTTAGTGAGGAAAAATATGTCAATTAAAGGAGCTATATAATTAAACATATACATGAATTTTTTAAATTCAGGTAGTTTAGTATATCCTCTGAACACGAACGACTTATCCAGTTCCAAAGACTCAAATCCTTTCCGGGCTCGATAGAATTCTATCAAGTCCTGATTGAAAATCATTGATAAATGATCAAGCGTACAAATACGCGTCTGATCCAATGATGTCTTATTAATCCTGTTTACAACATGATTAATTCGACTGAGTAAGATATTCTTAAAAGTGATAGAATTAACTTCACTAAAGAATCGTTCTCTCCTTGGTATACACTGATAAAATTCTTTTGTCAGTCCATTACGAAGGTATCCTTTAACTATACGGTTCAAAACATGAGGTTTTAATCAGGAGATATTTCTCCCGAAAAAAGCTAAAGGTTTCTCACGGCTAGTTATTAGAGCAAGAACACTGGATAAAGGGATTATTCCTTTCTGGTACAGCTGAGTTAAAAAACCAATCATAGGGTAAAGGGATTTAATTTTGGTATTTACTCCAACTTTATTTCCAATTACAAACAAGGATCAAAGATCCTTACCCCATTTATTGGTTACTAAACGAGTTGTGACAGCTAACCGACCAAAGAAACTATTTGAAGAAAGTAGTTCTTTGAAAGGTAAAGCTGAAACATCTACTCCATTAATGGAGGTACGTTTAGCAAACTCTAGCACAGGACGATCTAAAGCGATTATTGACTTAGATAAGTTGATCCCTACGCCTAACCCTTTACAGAGTTTTACGTAGAATCCAGCGACATCTTTGTCGAATAGAGCAAGATCATCCCCTAAGACGATGTAATCTTTATACCATACACCATAACGGGTTTTACCTACCATGAGTGCGCTATACTGAATCATCATATGATGAAGCATATTTAACATAGCTCAGGAAGATAAAGCTCCCATTGGTTG